TGGGATACTCAATGTCAAACTAAATAGGGTTATTCCTGAGCATCAGAAACGAAAGGTGTATGAAATCCTTTAAGCAGTTCTTAGAACAAAGCGGAAACATTAAACAGATTTCCTACCCTGCTGCCGTCGGGCATAAAGTCTACAATCCGTTGACTGGTAAATCAAAAAAAGTCCCTGCAGGTAAAGCAATGCCCAAGAATCCAGGAGGGGGTGGAAGTGGTAATTCCGCAGATGGAGATGGTGCCTAAATATTTTTGAATATCGTCGGCGCTAGGGGTGTGACTGGCAAAATCCAGTTGACATCCCCCTTTTTTTGTGGTATCGTAATAGGAGGTATGGAGTAATTATGTCTGTTAAATTAGCGTTATTGAAATCCAGTGAAACTGTAATTGCAGATATACAACAACTTGTAGATGAAAATGATAAATTAGTTTCTTTTGTTTTTGAAAATGCTTACTGTGTAAGATTACTAACTCCTAGCGTGTTATTTGAAGAAAATCAATCAGTAGAAACTGAACATAAAATTTCTTTTTATCCGTGGATTGTTCTTTCAAATGATAGAAAGATTGTTGTAGATAAAGATTGGATAGTTTCTATTGTTGAACCAAATGAAATGGTAAAAAATTCTTATAATGAAAGAATGAATAAAACAACAGAAGGCACTGAAAAACAGGAACCGATAGAGCCTAAAGAAATTTTAATTGAAAATTTTGAAGTAATTACGGAATAAAATGATGGAGAATGAAATTCAAATTGTTGTTTTGATTGATGGAACAATACTTATTTCAAAAATTTCTGCAGTAGTATCAGAACTTGGAGAACCAGATTGCAGATTAGTAAATCCACATCAACTCAGAGATGGTAAACTTGATGCGTGGTTGAGTCAATTGACGGACAACACGGATTCAATTATGATATCATCAGATAAAATTTTGACTTTGGTTGATCCCAAAGAAACTTTACTTAATGATTATTTGTCACTTATTCAATGAAGTTTTATACAAATGTCTTTCAACTTGGTAATGATGTCCTTGTTAGAGGTTATGAAAATGGAAAACATTTTACAAATAGAGAAGAATTCTATCCAACATTTTACGTTCCATCAAAAAAAGAAAGTAAATTCAAAACTCTTGATGGATTGAATGTTGAACCTATTCGTCCTGGAACAATCCGAGACTGTAGGGATTTTTTGGAAAAATATGAAAGTGTAGATGGATTTAAAATTTATGGCAATGACCGATTCATCTATCAGTATATTGCAGAAAAGTATCCAGAGGATGAAATTAAGTTTGATATCAATAAAATTAAACTTGTAACAATTGACATTGAGGTTGCTGCCGAAAGCGGATTCCCTGATGTTTTTAATTGTGCTGAGGAGTTACTTCTGGTCACGGTGCAGGATTATAATACTAAACAAATTACTACATTTGGTTCTCGTCCTGCACAAGTTTCACAAGAAAATGTAAAATATATTTTCTGTAAAGATGAATATTCTCTCATCAATACTTTTATGGATTGGTGGGAGAATAACACTCCAGAGGTAGTTACTGGGTGGAACTGCGAACTTTATGATATTCCATACTTGATTGGCCGTATTACACGATTGATGGGAGAAAAAGTTGCTAAAAAGTTTTCTCCTTGGAACATTGTGAAAGTAAAAGAAGTTCAGATCTCTGGTCGTAAACAACTGAGTTGTGAGATTGCTGGTGTGTCAATCATTGACTATCTAGATCTCTATAAAAAGTCTCCTGCAACTCCTAATCAGGAGAGTTACCGACTGGACCATATCGCTTTTATGGAGTTGGCTCAGAATAAGTTGGACCACTCTGAGTTTGATACTTTTCGTGATTTTTATACTAATAACTGGCAGAAATTTGTAGAATACAACATTGTTGACGTAGAACTGGTTGACAGACTTGAGGATAAACTTAAGTTGATTGATCTGTGCTTTACTCGTGCATTTGACGCAAAGGTAAACTTCAATGACATTGCTTATCAGGTTCGCACTTGGGACGCAATTATCTACAACTATCTTCTCAAAAAGAACATTGTAATCCCCCAAAAGGAACGCAATACTAAGGATGAGAAGTATGCAGGTGCCTATGTGAAAGAACCTGTTCCTGGTGCATATGATTGGGTGGTAAACTTTGACCTTAACTCCCTGTATCCTCACCTGATCATGCAGTACAATATTAGTCCTGAGACTCTTTTGGATAATCGTCACCCCAATGTGACGGTAGATAAGGTTCTCAAGAAAGAATTAACCTTTGAGATGTATAAGGACTATTCGGTATGCGCTAATGGTGCAATGTACCGAAAGGATATTCGTGGGTTTCTTCCAGAACTCATGGAGAAGATGTACAACGAACGAGTCATCTTTAAAAAGAAGATGATTGAGGCAAAGAAAGCCTACGAGAAAACTCCAACCAAAGAATTGGAAAAGGAGATCTCTCGTTGCGACAATATTCAAATGGCTAAGAAGATTGCACTTAACTCTGCTTATGGTGCTATCGGTAATGAATACTTTCGTTATTATAAACTTGCAAATGCAGAAGCGATTACTCTATCGGGTCAAGTAGCCATTCAATGGATTGAAGAAAAGATGAATTCTTATATGAATAAGATTCTGAAAACTGAGGAGATTGATTATGTCATTGCTATGGATACTGACTCCATTTATATTAACATGGGTCCTTTTGTTGACGCTGTATTCAAAGGGAGAGAGAAAACTACTAATGAAGTTGTCAATTTCCTTGATAAGGTGTGTAATCTGGAACTTGAAAAGTATATTGAAGGTTCTTACCAAGAATTGGCCGACTACCTGAATGCATATGATCAAAAGATGTATATGAAACGCGAGAACATTGCGGAACGCGGTATCTGGACTGGTAAGAAGCGTTATATCCTTCGTGTGTGGGACTCTGAAGGTGTTAGGTATCAAGAACCTAAACTCAAGATGATGGGTATTGAAGCGATTAAAACATCTACTCCTGCACCTTGTAGGAAAATGATTAAAGACGCGATCAATATTGTTATGACAAAAGGTGAGGATGATGTGATTGATTTTATTGAGGAAGCTCGTAAGAAGTTTAAATCATTCCAACCAGAAGAAATTGCTTTCCCTCGCAGTGTTTCTGAGATCAATAAATGGGTTTCAAAGACGCATATGTATAATAAAGGAGTTCCCTTCCATGTCAGAGGTGCAATTCTTTACAATCACTACACTAAAAAAGCTGGATTGGATAAAAAGTATCCTGCGATTCAAAGTGGAGAGAAGATTAAGTTTCTCTATTTAAAAATTCCGAATCCGATTCAAGAAAATGTTCTTGGGTTTATTCAGGACTTTCCGAGAGAACTTGGATTGGAAAAGTATGTTGATTACGATACCCAATTTAACAAATCTTTTGTAGAGCCAATGAAGATTATTCTTGATTCTATTGGATGGTCTGTTGAAAAAACTATTAGTTTAGATTCATTTTTCAATTAAAATATCTATGTTAAAACACCTATTCTCATGTCCAATTTGGAAAGTATCACCAAATATTCCAATTGACGTAAAGGAAAAACTTTTAGATCAAATTTTACAAAATTTTGATAAAAATAAAAACTATACTCATCCCTATTGGGGATGTAAAGTTTATAGTACATATTCTGATCATAATAATGTTGATTATTCTGAATTAGTTCCATATCTTAAAAAAGAATATGAAGTTTTTGCAGATGAGATTGAGTTAAAGGTACATGACTATAAGATAGATAGTATATGGCATAATCTTTATCAAAAAGGATCAAATCAAGAATGTCATGATCATATTGGTCCTGAAAATTTTTCTCTTTACAGCGGCATTTATTTTTTAAAAGTAAATCGTAATCATCCAAATTTAGTATTTCATAATCCATCTTTGTCATACACGTATGCTAATGCATACGAAAAGAGTCAAGAAATATATTCATATAACAACCCAAAACACTCATCTATGTTTAATAAGTTTCTTCTCAAACCTTCTGAAAATGATTTTTTAATTTTCCCATCGTATCTTTCTCATTCGGTTGAAATTCAAAAAATTGATGATATTAGAATTACAATTAGTCTAAATTTTGTACTAAATCAATAATGAGTAAATATGTAGTGGTTTGGGCTGAATCTGGCGAACTATCTCCTACTAGAAAGAGGAAGTTGTTTGATGCAGCTTCCACTGCATATTGGTTTGCAAAAGAGCTAAAAAAGAAGTATAATTGGGTTATCTGCACTGAGTCAAAAAATTTGGAGGAATAATGGATCTACCCATCAACGATCA